AGAGCATTCATGAAGTGGGCGGCAAAGGGAACACGCAAACGAGAGTTTGAGTTCAAGATGATTGACCCGATAGTGGGCGAAGCGCTTAACCGCTGCGCAGTAGAAGGCGACCTCGATACGGCTAGGTCATTGGCGAAGGCCTACCTAGCATGAGTTGGGGCGCACACAAAGCTGATGTGCGCATAGCGGCTAAAAACTCGGTAACAATGCGCGCAGCACTAAGAGCCAGCATTAACGCGCAGACAATTTACGAGGCGTATCAAGAGACGCAGCCGTTTGTTACTGATAACAATACGCAAGATCGCACCCGGGCAAGAGCGTGGGCGATGCTTCACGTCAAGATAAACCCGGAACCAATTAAGGCCGCGCTAATAAAGATTTACGCTGACGGATTCTTGCTAGGGCTAGACGCAAGCAAAGAGGCGGTTGGCCAAGCAGTCAGGGCGCAAGAAAAGGCCAAGACAAAGGCAATCAAAGACGAATTACTCAGCATGGCTGCCGGAGACGGCTCTGACTACGTTGATTGGAATAACTGGAAGCCGGGCAACAGAGCTGCCTCGCTCCTATACCGGCCTACTGGCGCGTTCGAGAAACTATTAAGCGACGCTGGCATTACAAGTAAGAAGATCGCGGCTAACGGGTACGACAGAATTGGAACGGCGCTAGCGGATTCAATCGCTGCGGGATTCAGCCCGGCCAGAGCTGCGAAAGTAATTACAGAGAAGATAGGCGACCCGGCCAGAGCGCTAACTATTGCGATCACCGAGCAAAACCGGGCAATGAGCCTAGCAAGCATGGAGAATTACGCTAAGTATGGGCTAGAAAAGATCGAATGGAGCGGGGCAAACCCTTGCGACATTTGCGCGCCTAACGAAGGGCAAGTAGTAACGCTAGGGGAACCATTTAACAGCGGAGACACAGAGCCGCCGGTACACCCAAACTGCCGGTGCGCGGTATTGCCTGTAATAGACGAAGCGTTCTACGCTGACCCGAATACAACCGGAATGGACTTAGTCTCACCGCTAGGGGCAACAGCGGAAGCAACTGCCGAAGAAATAGCACGAATGACTCCTGATGAAGTAATGGGATACCAGCGCGAAATGGGATTCTCTAGCAACACAGTTCCGGAAAGACAGGCAAGAGCGGTATTAGAATACCGAGGCTCTACATACGACCCTATAAACGCATACCTACGCACCGGGGGAGAGTTTGTCGGCGGAGTGCCATTACCAACACTTAAAAAATACATCGGTGAAATTACAACAGCGATTGACGCAGCGCCAAGATTGCCGGCTCCTATTACAACCTATCGAGGAGTTAGCGGCGCGTACGCCGAAACGATAGGCGCATACAAACCCGGAACAATTTACACAGACAAAGGATTCACGTCTACCTCCCTAAACGGCGGCCAAGCGTCATTCTTTGCTGACCTCAGAAATAACCAACAATTCCTAAAAATAGAAATAGACGTACCAGCTGGAACAAAAGGTCTTGACATGACGGGATTCTTCTCAGAAAGAAACCCGAAAACAGGCAAAATAAAAAACCCGGGCGAACAAGAGTGGCTATTACCTAAAGATTCTAAATTTGAAGTAGTATCCAATGACGGGAAGACGATGAAAGTGAGACTAATACCATGACAAGCAGATTTATACTGACAAGCAACGACGCACCGGGAATAGAAGTCCTTTACGCGCCGGCCGAACCGACTCCGCACGAAACGCCAACAACAGAGGGTACAATTACCGAACAATTAGAGGAGAATTCATAATGCCATTTGAACACGTCAATGCGAGCACTTTAACCGCAACATCAATTCTATTTCAGGTTGACAAGAATGCCAGACCGCTAACTCCAGTAAACATTTACAACGGGCATAGCGCGTCAATCTTTATTGGCGACAGCACTATTACAACAAGCGGCGCAACAATCGGGCGCACTATCGCAACAGCAACCTCGCAAATCTTTTACGTTAATCCTAACGACATTATTTACGCAATTTCGGCCGCAGCCTCGGCAGCTGGCGCGATCGTAATTACTTATTCAGCATAGTCATGGCCGGATTTGTACCGCCGCAAGAAGTACGCAATAACGCTAAACGCGGATTAGAGCTGCGCGCAAAATACAACCGGGGCGGAACCGAAGTAGGAGTAGCACGCGCAAGAGATTTATCCAACGGAGCAGCGCTATCATTAGACACAATTAAACGCATGAGTTCCTATTTCTCGCGGCACGAAGTAGACAAGAAGGGCGAAGGCTGGGGCAAAGATAGCGCCGGCTACATTGCTTGGCTACTCTGGGGCGGTGACGCAGGGTGGACATGGGCTAGAAAAACAATCAGAGAAAATGAAACTAAGGAGAAATCAATCGTGAAAGACTTAACTACGGCGTTCTTTGAAATCGTAAAGGCAGATAAAAACGCAGACGGCACGATGATGGTCTACGGCAAGGCTACTGACGACTCCTTAGACATAGATCAACAGATTTGCGACCCTACATGGCTAGACCGGGCAATGCCTGATTGGTTCAAAAGCGGCGGCAACATTAGAGAGCAGCACTCAAACATAGCAGCTGGCGTCGCAAAAGAATACGAGAAGAAGGCAGACGGCCACTACATACACGCGTTAGTAGTAGACCCGATCAGCGTAAAGAAGGTAGACACCGGAGTATTAAAAGGATTCAGTATTGGTATTAAGTCACCGCGCATAATTCGAGACGAAAAGGCAGCCAACGGGCGTATTGTAGATGGCCAGATCGTCGAAGTAAGCCTAGTAGATCGCCCGGCCAACCCTAATTGCCAGCTTCTATTAGCCAAGAGCGTAAACGGCGAAACCGGAATCTGGAAAGTAGAAGAGCTGATTGAGAAGGCCGAAGACAAGCCTAATTACGAAGCCGTAAACGCCGGCGGAGGCAAGTCAGAGCCAGCGGATAAAGAATTATACAACCGCATAAAAGGCGAAGCAAAAGCCAAGTTCGACGTATACCCGTCTGCTTACGCTAATGCTTGGTTGGTACGCGAATACAAGAAGCGCGGCGGAACTTACAAGAAGAAGACGGAGAAGGGCGTTAATGTTATAGACTTTGATCGTAACTTAACAGAGAGCGACAAGATGACAACAGCCTCAGACCTTATTGACGAAGCCAAGTCTCTCGTATCCGGCGAAACCCTAAAGTTCGATAAAAAACTTTACGAGTCAGCACGCAGCGCACTCGCGCAACTAATTGTGGTTGAAGCGAACGAAATGGATACGACGGGCAGCAACGAAGAAATGTCTATTGCTCATCTCCTTTCTGCCGTACACCATTTATTCGCTTGGTACGAGGGCGAAGAAGCAGAGGGAGAAGTCATGGAAGAAACAATCGAAATGTCCGCGAGCACCGAAAAGAAAATGGACAAAGCAATGTGTAAAGTTTGCGATAAAGCGGAAGACGCTTGTAACTGCGAAGGCGGATTTAAAGCTGCCGACGACGAAGAAACAGAAAAGGCCGCGCACAAAGAAATGAAGCCCAATAAAGGCGAAACAGAAAACGAATTCAAAGCCCGTTGTAAAGAAGCTGGCATGGAAGACGACGCGATCAAGGGCATGTGCGGTAAATACTTCGGCGCAGAAGCAGAGAAGAGCGCAGAAAACAAGTGCCTAGAATGCGGTTGCCATACACCGGAAGAATCCCATGGCCGTACTGATGTAAGTACAGCTGACATGGTATCCCCGGCTGACACGCCTAAGAGCGCAGAGTCCGCAGATACCGAAGAAGAAGAAACAAAAGATTCCACTACCGAAAGCGTAGAGGATGAAGTAAAAGCCATCGTAGAAGAGGCAGTAAAGAGCGCAACGAAGTCTCTAACCGCAGAGATTGCCAATCTGATCGCCGCAAAAGAGGCAGCGTCAGATAAAGCAGTAGGTTTGGAAACAGAGTTAGCGGTTGCTAAGTCACTCGCGGTTGCTGGTGGTCCAAAACGAACCATCAGGCCAGTAGATCACGCGTCAACAGATTTATTGGTGAAGGCCGCAACATACAAGGCTAAAGCAGACGCAACAACCGACCCGGATTTAGCAAAGGGATACAAGGCGCTATACCAAGAGTTTCTCGGTAAAGCGTCAGCCCTGAACGAATCCAACTAACCCGAAAGGACAATAACCATGGCCGAAATGCCACGCGCTAAAGACCTCTTCGGCGACGCAACACCTATTGAAGCAGCAAACCGCATGGAGGAGTACACCGATTCACTCGGTAAGTCTCTCTCAAATGCGTCGTCTGTTCCGGGTCTTGCTCCAGCCGCCGATCCAGTCTCAGCAATCGAAGCGCTCGTTGCTAACAAGTCACTAACCGGAGATGCCCTTGCTAACCTAAACAGCGCTCTCGCCTCACAGCGAACAGCGATGCAGGACATTCAAAAAGACGTAACACTTACATCTCCACTCTCAACATCTTTTGCTGCCTTCGACTTAGAAGCACCGGCAAAGCTGCTAACACCTCGCCCTACTCCACTCCGTAACCGAATCCCACGCAAAAAGGGAATTGGTACATCACACCGCGTCAAGCGTATCCTCGGATACACAGGTACCGGTACAGGCGGAGTCGGCAATACATGGCCGGGAATTACAGAATCAACAACAACAGCATTTGGCTCGATCAACTTCGAGCGTGGTCCAAAAATCTCGTATGCTGCTGATGATTTAATTCTGCCTTACAACTCTTACTCACTATCCGATAGCGTTTCATTTGACGCTAACTTCTCGGGTCTGGGTTACCAAGACCTACGCCAACTTTCATCTACATCTACCCTCTACGCAACTATGTTGATGGAAGAGCGCATGATGTTGATGGCACGCGGAACAGCAAGCGGATACGCAGGAGCCTTAACAGCACCTACATTCGCACTTGCTTCTCCAGTAGCGTCAGGTTCACAGACAGCACTAGCCGCAACTACCTACTACGTTAACGTCACAGCTGACGCAGGTATTTCAGGCTCAGGATTCGGTGAGTCAATCCTTGGAACAGAAGCGAGCACCGCCGTTGCTTCCGGAGACGTACTAACAGTCGCCGTATCAACTGCCGTCTCAGGCGCACTTGGTTACAACA